CTTCCCCAAGCCGGGTAATTAGCGAGTCGAGCTCGCGGCGTGTCTCAATTGGAGGGATGTCATCGTCATTGATTGAGATAACCCACAGAATCGGGAGGACCATCTGCATGAAGACAGTATTTTTAGCCGTCTTCTCGCCCAGAGCTTCAACGATCTGGTATTGGCGCAGCACATGCGGCTTTTTCAAGCCAATCGTCATATTTCCAGCAACAACGAATTCAACTTCGTTGGCTGCCTTGATGATTTCGTCAGAAGGCTTAATTGTGATTTTGGGAGATTTTGTGTTCGACATGGTTTCTTTGTCCTGTAAATAAAAAACCCGCTTAGGGCGGGTCAGTTCAGTAACGATGGTTGGATTTTCGATTCCAATTCTGAGCGTTCTTGCTCCAGCATCGGAATTTCCCGTTTTCGCCTCAGCATCAATGTGAGCCAAAGGAAGCCCGTACTTGAGAATTCACCTCTTTTGCCACTAATGCCTGCATTTGCCGCCAAAGATTCATATCTCGGTTGCGCAGCGCATCCCGCATAGCGAAAAACTCATGAACAAGATTCGCTTTGAAATCCATGGTTTCATCGGTATTGCGCGTAAGGGTCAGCAACAACGCTGCCTGCGGCTCAGTAAGTAGCGCGTATTCGGTATTACTCCCCTGATTATTAGGTCGCGTTTGAAACGCGACTTCTCCAAATCGCTCCAATCTGGCTTTATGCCTTTTAATGAGCGCAATGATGTTCTTGTGCTGAACCTTTACACCCTTTGCAATTACTTCGGACGATGCAACAGGTTCACCGTTATCAGTCAACAGCACAAATTTTCCACTTTGAATTTCATTCATTTTTGGAACTCCAATAAAAAAGGGCGACTCCCGAAGGAATCGCCCTGCATTGAAAGTTCAAAACTCGCACCTTTCGGCACGGCATCTACCGATTTAAGCGTGTCAGGAAAAGCTGATTTACTGCGATTTTTTGCGGCGGGATGCCAGAGCTTCAAGTTTCATCTTGATCACTTTGTCGCCTTCCCGGGCTCCCAGATCAGTGACCTTGTAAGCGACTTTTTCATAGCGATACTGCGACGTGCCGCCATTAGGTTCGGAAATGGTTTCCTGAATGTAGCCCCACGGCAGATTCTGGCCGCTGTAGTAGGCGTCTTCTGCAGCAGCCCAGAAATCATCCAGTGTGCTGTCAAACCGATCGATTTCAATATCGATCTTCCAGCCGCCATGCGTGATGTTGTGCCGAGCCTCACCGTCTAGACCGATACGCTTTTCGTCTGAAGTTTGTGGCTGCGCTGTGAACTTCGTTATTGCGGCAGCAGGGATGGCGATAGGGCCATTTGCGCCGACCAGGACAACTCGGACGTCTTTGCCGAGCGATTGACCACCAATAGGCATTTGAGCCTCCAAAAGAAAAAGCCCCAGAAATGGGGCATTGGTTTTTTAAATTGCCGGGTTAGTTCTGGGCAACCGTACTGGTGCGAGCCACCTGTACAGACTGGCCGCCTTCCAGATTGACGAGGAATTTCTCGACAACCGACAGGTACTGCACTTTGACGTCCATCTGCATGTAGCCAGTGGCGATCCGTGCCGGCAGGTTGTTTGTCAGATCGCAGATGGTGGACCATGCAGCAATCTGATTTTGCTGGAACATACCAGCCATGAACGAATCAACCGTCGCTTTGGCTTTCGCACGGGTCGGATCGTCCGAACGGGTCGATTGCAGCATGCCCACATACTTGCCCATACCAGCATTGAGCGTGTAGGCAATGTAGTTGGTCATGCGGGTGTAGTTGTCGGTATTGGTGACCGCATTACTGGACGAATTGTGTCCGAAACGCGCGCCGAAATACGATCCACCCGGCACCGGATTTGCAATCACATCAATACCGGCTTGACCGAGAATCGTCAATTCAGCAGAACTGTACGGACGAGACTGGAAGCTGCGCTGTGTTGCTACGATGCCATAAAGTTGCTTATTCAGGCTGGACTGTTCAGGAGACAGATTCGACAGCAGCCCGGCGACAAAGCCTTGCGGTGAGATGATGCGAGTTTGATTATTCACCGTATCAAGAAAATAGACCCAGTCACCCAGCAGATGCTTGTATGCATAGGAATCAATACCGGCTGTGGCTTTTGCAGCTGCTGCTGTAGTTGGCGTTTCACCTGCGGGGCCAACCCCGATCATGTATGTGCCTTCAGACAGGCCGTATGCCACCTGGTTGCTGCTGGTTGTGTAATCGTCGCAGTCTACCAACACACCGATTGATGTGCCGGTACCGCGCAGTGCATACATGCCTGTACGAGTAATGCCATCGACGCCGACAAGTACTGAACCGGTGATCGTTGTTGCTCCGTCAGCGCCACCGGTAAATGTCACTGTTGCAGGGGTCAATGCAGTTGTTCCAGCGCCTGCTGCTGCCACTGCTAATTGAGATGGGCCACGCGCGACAGATATGCCGTTGTTGATAGCGTTAGCCATATTTACCCACAACGCATTCCCAGAGCCTGCGATGTTGTCGAACACTTCCGGAGTTTGACCAGGTAATGACAAGGTAATACGTGATGTATTTACCTGACTACCAGTCGATAATGTTGCTTGCAATGAGTTACCGAGCGTGCCAGTGTATTTAGCAGTCAAAGTCAGGCACGTGGTCTGTACAGTCACTGTTGCCGCCAGATCAGTGCCGTCCGTGACGCGCACAGCACGCATGTTCGCCGCGCCTTGCAATACTGCCGCAGCTACTGCGGTTCCCATATCATATTTGCGCGGCATAATCGCACCGAAGTTACGCGCATAGTCAGCCATCGAACCTAGTACCACCGGAGAATTGACCGGTCCCCATTGTGCGGTACCGACGAAGCCCAAAATGTTAGTTGGGATGCCATTCAGCAGTGCCACACTTGGTGGCACGATCTGAACGTAAAGATCAGGAACAATCAGCGCAGTCGTATTGATCTGGCCTTGTTGAACTACCGGCATAGAAGCCTCCTAGAAATAAAAAAAGCCACCCGTAGGCGGCTCTCAATGATTGAGATGCGCGATTATTTCTTACGCGTTATCTGTTTTTCAGGTTCAGCTTCCACATCGGCGGTCGCTACTTTCACGACGTGAACAACGTCTTCACTTGCCAGAATCGTCTGGATTGTTTCTTTGTCGGTGATTTCATCACCTTTAGCGTAATTTGCAAAAGCCGAAGCAACAACGAGTTTCATAGATCCTCACGAATAAATAGTAGTTTGTTGACTTGATAACGGCACAGAAACATTCGTTTGCTCCGTGACAATTTGAACCAATTGAACAATGTTAGTAACGCAATATTCGACGGCGAATATCATATCGCGGCGATACATGCCAGCTTTTTGCGACCCATCGTGCTGCATGCTCGTTCTAAATCGAACGATTGCCTGAGTACCATCAGCCATCGACAAACGCACCGAGTCAGTCAGTGCCGCATCGATCGCGCTGGCAAGCGGATCCCGAGTATTAAACGAGTTTGCCCATACAGACACCTGATACAGTTTTTCCCTGCGCTGCAACACCCGAACGGACGTACCTTGCACGCCCACGCGGCCAATGATCAGACGCGCACCTGGCACGGTAATCACCGCGCCGACATTCGTTGCACCAAGCTGAGCAGGCAGCATTGCAGTTAGAGCAGTGGCAATCGATGCAGCCGTGTCAGTTGCCTGCACAGAGTAAACATACGGCTGCCCGTTGATCAGAAGCGCTGAATTCTGACCTGCCGCCCCGGTACCAGAGATCGTTACCCGGTTGCCGAGTACAGCGATCTGAATGGTCGGGGTATTCACTGAGAGCGTTTGTTGATCTGACGCAAAGCTTTCAGTAATGCGCTCGGTTGGCGTCGGCCAGACCGAAACATGCATCGTGCCAGCCTTCAAATCATTGTCCAGCTTCGGGGAAACCGGCCAGCCTTGATAAATCAGCACCGGGGGCGCCCCGGGTGCAATGGATGGCTGGGCGGTACCGTTCGGGTACACAACAGATGCGATCATCGACACCAGCGCATTTGCGACATCGGTTTGATCAGCCATTATGTGTGTTCCTCGATCGCTTGAATTCTGTAGCCCATATCGGTCAGCTCTGCGGTTTCAACCACATACCGTCGGCCAAGATCGTCAATCAGCACATCAGATGCATTAATCAGAACCGGCACAGAAGTCGGCAGCAGGATCCTATATCCACCATTTCGGGCAGATGCAGGCAGTGTCGTTCCTGCATTTTCACCCCGGCCGCCGGCAATGACTGCAGCTGGCCAGCCGGAAAGGACGGTTACCTGTGTATCAGGGCTTTCGCCACTGTAACCGACAGCACCAACCGAGGCCGTTGACGGCTCCCGAACCATGCTCATGATCCGGTTGCAGTCTATGCACACAATCGGCAGCAGCGGCTGCATGGCGGCAATAAAATAGGTCTGGGCGCCACGCACCAGATAATCGCCGCGCTGCGTAAGGCGACCGTCAAAGTCGCCAAACCATACCGGATCACCGTACAGGTTCGGCTTGGCATAATTATTATCGCCGCTGTTGAATGCGGCCTTCAGCGTCAGAATACTGCTGGTGAAGGGATTGAGTGCAGCAGTTGGCCTGAAAAGCTGGTAATCCAAACCGAGCCGGAGTGCAGCCTGCGCCCGGCCGGCGTAGATTTTTGCGTTAATTGTTGCGCCATCCATCAGACCACCATCCGCAATCCGGCATCGCCAAGGCTTGGCCCCGGCTTAATGCCCATGAACTGGCAAAGGCGGCGGCGCCAAGAATCAAACAGCCGGTCTCGGTCGGCTTGCTCGTTCTTGTTGTGCTTCCACACTGCTGCCGTATCTGTATCAAGGTTTGCCGACGTCCCCACGATGGCCGTTTCCAGCGTCTGCAGGTTTGCCAGGTAGGTTGTTCGGACAACTGCCTCCTCTTCAGGAAGCATGTTATTGATCTTGTATTCCAGCATGCCGTACTGCGTAGAAAATCGGTAACCGCTGGCCGGCAGAGCCTGAGCACCGAACATCCCGTACCCGCAGAACCGGCGAATATCGACCTTCTCCGCAGTGGTGAACATGATCAGCAGCTTTCAGGGAATTCGACCAGCGGTGCCAGCCGAGTAATCAGATCGGTGATTTGCGCCGCGTCCGTCACTACTGCGCCGACACTCCAGCTGTGAAGCTGGTTATTGTCGTCGTAGTAGCCGTAAGGCGATGCGAGTGTGACCTGCGCCGGCTGATCGGCCGGGGTGGTCTCTTTTTCGTTTTTTTTGGCTGCCATAGCAAACACTCCAAAATCGGTTATTGACAAGTCCCCCACCAGGAGGCAGGGGATTTAGGCCACTCCTGCTAACTTGCGTGCTCGATCACCACCGCACGTTTCAGGTATTGGTTACCTGCAGTCGGGATGATGTTGCTATTTGCTGTGGCGTCGGTTGGTGCAACGAAGCCGCCGATCCAGCACCAGGACTGGGCGATGATTTGTTGCAGACGATCCAGCGGGCCGCGGGTGATTTGCATCACGCCGTCGATTTCATGGACTTCGGCATTGATACCGCCCATATCGTGTGCTTTGTTGGCCAAGCCAGCAAAGTCACCTTCAACCAGCGCACCAGGCGCGCACAGGATTGGGCGACGAACCTTGATGTTGCCCAACTGCTGCACCAGCGCTTCAGTCGTCGGGATGAAGTTTGCCCCCATCAGCTGGAACACTTTGCCGGCGCGTGCTTCTGCAGAACCGTACTGGCCTTGGTACATCAGTTTGAAGTCGCCATCCGCAAACAACTGACGCATCGACACGTTATCCAGATACAGATTGAACATCTGATCCTGAATACCGGTGTTGTTGCGCAGGTTAGCAATCGCATCTTCGATAGTGCCGAGGGTCAGCACGTCGGTAGATGCCAGTGCGGTGGTAGCGGAGGTGGCGCCAGACGCAGAGCCGCCATAGTATTTACCGTTTGGACGAACCACTACTGGCGAATTCATGTGGGTAACCGTATTGGCGGCGGTACCGTCTGCGACAGTCACGTTGCCGGAGAAAGTCAGGGTACCGGAGATACCGCCGAAAGCTGCCACTGTCGACACGTTCGTGCCATCCACAGCCACGCCGGTCAGGGTGTACAGATTACCGCCGACCAGCACTTGTGCGGTGTTGGTGCCCGATACTGAGACGAACTGACCATTCGCCAGCACCGTCTGGAAGCCACGGACGTCGTCAACGTTGATCGTTGCAGCAGGTGCGCCCAAAGTGGTGCGGACGCGGGTCTGACCGCCCATATAGGCGTTATACAGCGCATTACGTGCCAGGCGATCCAGCGACTGACGCGCTTGAATACCGTTTGTCTGGGCATTTTTCAGGAACTGATTTGCGATACCGACTTGCGATGTCACAGTGTTCAGGTCGATCGTGTCCGCATACAGGTTGATACTGAGCGTGTACTGCTCGACAGTGAACGAGGACGGTGTCAGACCGTTGTCCAGGTTCGTATTGCTCGAAGCGTTCAGCGGAGTAGTGGTCGGTGCTTTCAGGCCGGTACGGGTCTTTGTGACCGTTTCACCGACATTGATTGCGACAGGCTCACGGTCAGCAACTGCGCGGTAGCCCAGCGCCGATGTCAGGCCACTATGGAACTCACGTTCCAGAAAGCCCTGTTGGATGATTGGCTGCAGAGCAGCCGGCATATTTTGAATAGGCATCTAATGCTCCAAAAGAATGAAAGTGATGTCATTCCCCTGGGCGTCTTGCCCCGATAGGACGGGTGGTGCTTGGTTATTACTTGCCTGCTACGATGGCTGCGCGTGCTGCTGCATATTCCGCGTCAGTCATTTCACTGGCTTTTTTTGCGGCCGGAGGATCTGCTGCCGGCGGTGTTGTTGTCGTAGTTGTCGATTTCTTTTCATCGAACAAATACGGCTTGGTCTCTTTGAGGCCTTTGAACAGCGCTTCAGCGCCTTCAACTGTGCCATCATCTTTGAGAGTGACCTTCGATGTATCGACGAGCTTCAGCGCGTCCAGATCGATCAGGCCGGCTACCTTGGCCTCAATGGCCAGCTTGGCATGCAGCAGTTGCTGTTTGCCTGCGTTCACCGCTTCCGCCACTTTGGCTTCGAGTTCCTTAGCAGAATTGGCGATAGCTTCTTCTGCAGTTTTCAGCTTTGCAGCTAGCTCTTGATTAAGAAGGCGATGGGATTTGTTTTCTTCCCGGAGTTCGCGAACGTATTCCAGGCTGAAGGTCTGAGGTTCAGGCTTTGTGCTGCCACCGCCACCACCAGAAGGGTCATCGGCATAAAACATGAAGCTGGAAACCAGCATTTTGACAAGATTGGTTGGGCTAAATAACAGTTTCATGCGGACTCCCCTTGGTTGTTGCGATGGTCAATTTCTTGCTGCATTTCCTTAGCTTCGGCACCGGCTTGGCCATCTCGTATGGCTTCATAGTGCTGGCTGAGATTCGAATAAATGCCCACTGAGAGCATTTCATTAGCGACAGCATGATTGACACCATGCGAACTCATCGAAATCACGCCATGTTCATCACGAACGAGCACGATGCATGCTGGTTGTTTCATCATATGGGCAACAATTCGTGAGACGTTGCCAAGATGAAGATCCGTTACTAAAGTTGTTTTTTGGTCTGACATCAGTCGTTCCCTGAAAATAAAAAACCCGCTTCTGCGAGTTTGGTGGTTGCCGGAATCGATCCGGAATTAATAATCGTAAAGCGCAATCGACAACATGCACTTCGTTGGCAGCGACGTAGCAATAGTCAGCATCACACGGATGCTGTTACCGACAGGATACAGTTGCATCAGCACTGCATTCGCTGCTGTATTCGATGTGCTGCCGCCGGTCTGGATAGAGTTTGCTGTTTTGATTGGCAAGAACACTGGCGTTGTCAGATTGGGGTCTTGACATTGCACAGTGATCGTATCTGCATTGGATGTATCTGTTCGCTTTGACGCAACAACAGTACGAACCCACTCCGGTACCAGAACATCGAAATACACCGTATCGCCAACTGCAAGACCTGCTTGAGCAAGCACGTTGTAATGTCGTTCATAACGAAGCGCCGCACGCGTTTTTGAGACTTCAAGAACGAGTGCAGCCCCGCCAAGTGACGGAGCATCAAGATTGTAAGTTGCCATGTTTAGTCTTCTGAATTTGAAAGTGGCTCTTGCTTCGATGCCACAGGAGTTACGTTTGGCGGTGGAGGATCAGCCTCAATCTGTCGGATTTCGTCCTGCGGATCCGCAATGTCATAGCCTGCAGCAATCGATTTCACTGCCGTTTCACGGGAAATCAAGGCGGCAGAACGTAGCGTATCGAGCGTTTGCGCTTGTGTCTGTTTATCGGCATACGTTGGCGCGTACCACTGCGGCCACATCAGCGACAGATCGTCGATGATCGACATCTTATGGTAAGGATTGCGCTTCTTATCGACCAGCTTGTATTTCTGTGCGGCCAATACGACCATGTTCAGCAGCGACAACAGCGCACCCTCGCCGTAGCTGATCCGCAGCTTGTCAGCCAGCCAAATCAGCGTCTGGTTCATCAATTCCATGGCTCTGCCGGACTGTGCTGAGGCCAGCTTATCGGCATTGGTGCGATTACCACCCATGCCCTCCATGGCGATTTCCCGCAAACCTTTCACCCATTCCAGTACCGCAGCGGCGCCGGTACCGTTGATCTCCAGCAGCTTTGCATCACCGTCTTGGCTGGTCACGATGGCATTTGCGGCACCTTTTACCATCTCGCCATTTTCGCCAAATGCCGGTTCTTTGATGTGCAGCGTAGGGTCAGCGGTGTATTTCAGACCCCGGCCACCTTGCGACAGCAGGTAATCGGATTCGATCTGTGTATCAACGGCTTCTGCCGGGAAGGTCGGCGCGCCGTCGACGTCATCACCGCCGGGCAGGTTCCGGATCCAGACGCCGGGCACGAAGTCGAGATCGTGGGAAGTCGTGCGTTTGGCGTCTTCGACCGGCTTTTTACCTTTCTTGGCATCTTCCAGCGACTGCGGCATATACCAGATTTCTCGCTGACTATCCCAGACGCGCCGGAACCAGAAATTCTGCTCCAGCTCATCGTCTTTGATGAAGTAACCATTTGTACGAAGTACTTTACCTTTGACTTTGTACAGCTCTGTCACAGCTGCCAGGGTGTCGGGTGCCTCCGGATCCCATGTCGGGGTAAGGTAAGCGGTATTGAAAACCTTGAAAAATACCCTGTTGTTGATCACCTGCAGCAGCACAAACACCGAGCCGACAGAGCCGCGTGTGGCAGCATCGATCATGATCTGATTCAGGCCGGCTTCCTTGATGATTTTGGTCAGCGCATCCCGGGTGGCTTCGTCTGCGCATTCAACTGCAGGGAAATGCCCCTCGGAGAACAGCAGCGATACAGAGTCATTCACCACAATCCTGCAGAGACGAGTTTTCGCGGACGGCCGACGCTGGTCTAGTGGGATGTACTCACCGATACCGTTTGTTTCCTCAGAAAACGGTGATGTCAGCGAGTCGTACATCGATCCGTCGATTACCTTTGTCAGCGCAATAATATTGGCTGTGCGCGACGGATAATCATTGTCGACCGGGTATGTCGCTTTGAGTGTTTGAAAGTCCATAATTTCTTTGAGTGAAAGCGCCCGCGCCTGTTTGCAGCAACCCTAGAGAGGACGGCCTCGTCTTCGTCGCTTTCTGCGCCGATATATCCCGTCGGTACGCTTCCGGTCTGAATAATTAACGACGCATGTGAGGTATTTGAATTTGTTTTGAAACTGTTGGCCGGACGACTGGCCATTTCCAATAAATGAAGTACCCGATTGCGTCTGGTGGGTGATCTTTTCCGCCTGCTTTATCTGGATCGCCATCCTTATCAAAAATCTGCTGCTCGAGGCATTCAGTCAAGGTCGGGCAAAGGTTAGTATTGACCTTCAGCAATCGGTTACCGTCCCCGTTGCATATGATCGTCTGCAATGAAACGACGCGATCGCGCACAAACGGGTTTGAATCTTTGGCATGCACGATAAAGCCGCCATCTTTCAGTATTTGCAGGTCAGACAGCGAGGCATTCACCGTCTTATGGCTCTTGCCGCTGGCGTCGGGATAGATATTGATTCTGTGCCC